GGGTTAGGATCGGGAAATCCAAGAATTATATCCCTAGCTATTAATATATCATCCGGAGTTAATGTAGGTTGACCTTTTCTAATTAAAACCCCTTCAGAATTTGATAAAACTGCGGTTGTTAATGGGCCCACTCTTTCAAAGGTAATAACATCACCATTTGATAATTTAATATATGGGGGGGTTATAGCCATTATACAGTTTTTACAGAATTAGACATTAAACCATTCAACTGAGTTAACAGATTAGTAATAGTAATATTAGTTAATGCTGCTTGAGTATTTGTAGGAGCTAATGGAACACCCGGTGGAACACCTACCTGAAGTGATAATATGTTAGTTAACGTCGCTAATTCTTGTAGTAGCGTCTGTAGTAGATTTACGGTAGACTGACCAAGTAGAACCGGTTCAGTAGCGTTTTTTGACCCAAGATATACTTCACCTGACTGCAAAACAGTAGGACCTGTTGTATCAAAATTAATAGATTCAACAGCATTTAAGTTAATAGATTTTATCGAACTTAAAAGTAAATGATCTTCGGTTGTGTTAAATACTAGGCGACCTGAGTTTAGAATTATTTGTTTTCCTGCGTATTCATTAGGTCTAGCTGGGGGGTTACTGGTATAACTAAAATAATCGTTTATACTAGAGGCCTCTAAAGGGATTTTTTGGGTACTTGTAAAGTATATAGAGGTATCATCGTTATTGATATCTTCTACAGTGGGGATCCATCCTTCATCTGTTTGATTACCTTGTCCATTACGGATTATAGTAATTGGGTCTCCATTTTCTCCTGTTGAAGACCAAGTATTTGGGGTATTTTTTACTGTAGATCCTAATCTCATTGAATTACCCCACCTACCCTCTATAATTTTATCTCCCTCAAAAGGTAAAAGTGGATGGATGTTGCCTCTTTCAACAAATGTTGCACCTAAAAATATTTCAGTAGATTGATCAGTTACCCTTCTTACACTACCTAATTGTGTTTGAACGTAGTCTTTTTGTTGAGACGGGGGTAATATATTAGAGTTTTGAGGAAAAGCATTATGGTGAGGATGATTCCAAATTCCTACTGTGTTTATGTAATAGTTAGTTTTAGTAGAAGCAAATTCACCAATGTTTGTATTAGGTAAAGCTAAAATATAAACAATCTCATTTATTAAGGGGAAACTCTTTACAGAAGGATCTAAGGGACGAGCTGTAGGATATAATTGATTAGGAGGGGTAGGTGAATCTACTAAATCAAATTCGATAGTACCTAAACCATTCCATTCTCCAAATTCCTTAAATCTAGGGTGGGTTTCATCCAATACTATACTAATAACACGTCCCGATATCAGTAGGCTATTAAGACCTAAATTAGTAAAGGTCCCAAAACTATTTTGTTTAGAACTATTAGCTACATTATTGATAGCTATAAGACCCCTACTACTAGCCATTACTCCTCAGATTTAAACTTACTTATCTCGTCAAGTAATTGTTGTTTTTCCTCGTCTGAGATACCTAACCCAGCATCGGTTGATTCGCTGTTCATAGCACGTTGTGCTAAAGCAGCCATTTTAATTAAAAGATCATCGTTTTTAACCCCAATTTCCATATATTCTTTAATTAATGGAACAATTAGGGTAGCATCACCTATCTCCTCGATCATAGGTTGAAGTTCTTTAACAAGGGCAGTTACCTGCTTATCTTTTTTCTTTTGGTTATCGTAGATCTCTTCTAGAAGATCCGAGAATTTTTTCTTACCGAATACTATTTTATCAAACTGGCTCATAGTTATAAATACTGGGTTATTTAAAGTTTACATAACCTTGTTCTAAATAAAATATATAGTTGTGTTTGAATATATCGTATAGCTGGTTAGCTATTTTAGTAATTTTAGGGGTTTTAGCATCTACCTGCTCTCTTATATATATGTAAAGTGCCTTTTTATTAAATATATCTATATCTTCTCTTTTACGGAATAGCTCCAATATAGCATCAGCTATTTGAGCATCCTCGTCTTTAGCGAACAATTCAAAGATATTTTCAGTACAATATTCTGTGTATAAGTCTATAAATATAGAAAGTTTATCCTGGTGAGGATCACTTGCCGTCATCTCATCTATCTGGTATGAATGGCGTTCGTCCTCTTCTACTCCTTCTACTGGGGCTTTATCGATTCTACGTTTGTAGTTTCGCGTATTAGATATAATTAAATATCTTTTAACAATAGTTCCAAAATAAGAGTATGCCTTAGATCCTTTAGTTTGATCATACAGATGCATCTTAGATAAAAGAAAGGTGATTACCTCGTGTTGAAGATCCTCAATATTATCTACCTCAGTATAATAGAATTTAAAAGTATGAATAATATTTTCAGTTAACTTAAAAAACGCGTAGTGAATGTATCTGTGATATATTCTTTCTCTTTCTACAGGGTCAGTTGACTTATTATATCTTACAATAGCATCTTCTGTTTCTTGAGTAAAATATTGTATACCTTTTTTCTTTTTAACTACTATTTCAATCATAATTTAACATCGTATGGTCTTAGCATATCGTTTAACATTTTAAGTCGCTCGAAGAAAAAACCTACTTCATCATCACTATTAAAAGTACCCTTAGCATCAATTTCTTTAATTCGTTTATTCATAAACTCTACTGTACTACCTAAACCATTAATATATTCCTGGTAGGATATAATAGCGTCTTGCCTTCGTTTTAGTTCATCCTCACTTTGTTCAACCTTGCGTAAAAGGTTAAAGGTCGTGAATCCCAGGACCACGACCAGTATAGATAAAATAGATATAATATAGATCATAGGCTATCTAATAGATTTTTTAACCCCTCACTTCTAACAGAACCAAGTGCTTTTTGTTTTGCAGCAGCAGGAACAAACCTTCGGGTTTCTTTATTAGAGGTATCCTTAACAGATTTGTTACCTTGTAGTTTAGGTAACCATTCACGCTCAAACTCAATACGAGCAGCCATCATATCAGCAAAGTGAAGAACAAATGGAAGGCAAGTACGTGGTTTTTGCTCTGGCATATAAGTCATAAGATATTTCTTGTTTGCCTCATCATACAAACCATCGTGTGTTTGAATCGCTAACATCTCATTAAACGTATACTGGATACCATGTGATTGGAGCATGAACAAACCACGGTCTGGAACCGAAGCAAACGCGAGTTTAGTGTTGAACATATAGTCTTCACCTAACTTATCTTTACGCCATTGATCAGTTTGTGGGATATAGGATTCGTGTTGATCGTCTCCCATTTTACCCAAATCGTGATTAATAGCAGCAAATACTAGTTCTTCAACAGTATATCCTGACATGTCAGCATCCTCATCTGCCCATAGTTGGTGTTGTTTTAGAGCACAACGTACAACACGAATAACGTGTTCTACATACCCCCCAGGAAAAGCGTTATGGTATTCTTTTTTATGGGCAGCAGGCATGAGCATAACGCGCTCAGCATACTGATCATAGAATTCAAGTAGTTTTTCTTTACGGGGTGAGGAAATATGTTCCTCAATAATACCCAAAAATACGTTCCAATTGTTTTGGATTTGTTCAGCAGTAAGATTCATAACTTTAATTTAAATTAGTTTTGACGTTGAACCATCATCTTAAGATCTTCAACTACTTCCTCTGCGCTAGCAATGAGTTGTTGGTATTGATCGGTAGTTGTGGTGGGGCGTGTAATCATAACTTTCATGGTCGTCAATTTACCATTAAGTTTTTCTAGTTTTTGCATCGCCAAGTCTGGATTTCGCATAATCGAATTTTTAGTTATATATTAATATAATGATAGAGTGATATAGAATCACGTTTTATCCAACATTTTTTCAACAATGTCTTGAATTTGTTTAATATGAGCACATTTCTCGTACTCTTCCACACCCTCAAAATAACGAATCGCCATTTTAGTTGTGTGTAATAAATCTTTATCCATAAATGTAAATAAAGCATCTACGTCTACTCTACGCTTTAAATCCACTTTAGAGATATAAAACCATGCTCTTGAGTATGTAACCATATTTGCTAAATCGTCTCCACCATCTATTTGTTTAATAACGTCCTCAGGTAAGTGATTCTTTATTTGATGGTAAAATACATAATTGTTTAAGATAATCTTTTTAAACATTCCAATCCAAAACATAGGTGTTTCTTGGATAATAATGGTATCGCTGGCTGCTTCTGCTTGATTTTCGAGAGAAGAGCCATCAAATAAATTAAATATTTTATTGATATCCATCTGCATATACATATATGCCTTAAATTAAGGACGTTTAAATGAATAATTTGGAGCCTCCAGCCGGACTTGAACCAGCGACCTACTGATTACAAATCAGTGGCTCTA